ATGGCTGCTTCTCTAAGCGTATCGCCTGTTCCATCATTAGCTACTATTCCATCATTGATGATTTGTTGTGACATTTTATTAACTCTCTGTAATAATTGTTGTTATCTTATGATTGTTATCTATGGTTGCACCATTCTGATCCATCAATGGATCAAGATCATTGTCCATTGTCAAATCAGCAAATACATCAATCTTAGACATTCTCTTAGGCATTACTTGATATGAACTAAAATTATAACTTGCGCCAGATAAAACACCTACAACAGGTTTATTTGACACAAAATGACCATCAATTTCTTTTATGTATAATTTGTTATTTTCCCAATCAACTACTTTTCCTGAAGCTGTTGCAGAACTTGAAGAATAACCTTGATATACAATTTCATCAGTTTTATATGTTCCTGTTCCAATTGCGGCAACATTACCCATATTTAATATAACAGTATCTTCTGGTGTTATATTTGTTAATATATTTGTAATAGAATGATTAATTAAACCACCAACATCAGATATCTTACCAAATATAAATCCTTTAACCGTAAAGTTTAATGTCCATATGATCATTCTGGTTTCAGAATTTTTATCACCTTCATATACTATTTCGTGTGTTGCATTATTTAATATAACAGGTACTTCTTTTACAATACCCATTTCTGGAATTAAATTTAATTTGATAGTATAATCTGGTGTGAAATATGGAAGTATATGTTCTATAATTTGTGTACCATCTTCCATATTACGAACATAAACGTATAGAGAAAAATCAAAATTATATGGTACTGGATTATACTGAGATACAACACCTTCGGTAGTTCTTGCAAATTGCTTTATATTTGTATTTTGTTTTCTTGTTACATCATATGTTAAACCATTCATTTCAAATGACATACGAGGTAAAGCAACTTGTATTTTTTTCTGAAGATTAGGATCATCTTCTAATCTTCTAACATACAATTCTTTAGTTGCATAAGTCAAAGGTACCAATACTCTTTGCTGTTCTGAACGGTCTGTATTATAGCGAACAAGTGTAATCTTGTCAAATAGGCTACCAAAACCTACGACCAATTTTCTTATAACTCTATTGTATGTAATGTCTGACATTATAGACTACCAAAAGGATTAGATTCAGAGAAATCAATTATTGAATCTGATTCTGTTTTAATTGTTTTGTTGCCATAAGAACTATCTGCAACATTATCCAAATATGGATCATATGATGTTAAGAAATACCGTGCGTTACTGGTTTGACCGATAACTCTCATATTGGTTGCAAATGTACCTTTGATTGTAGTAATTGTTAATATGCTAGTATTTGGTGACCAAGTTTGTACCACAGCTTGACAGGTAGCATTTGCAAAAGTGTTATCGTTTGATTGATATACAATTTCATTTAATTCATATGTGCCTGTTCCTGCACCAGTAATCAATTTAATTGTATATGCATTTTGTTCAACAACCTCATCAATTTCTTCAGTACCAGTATCAATGACTTCTTGTGAATACTTGAATTTCTCTAGTTTCAATTCATAGAAATATGGTTGTTTGCGGCCCAACATATGAAAATCTTTCGACTGTTCTGCAAAAGTAATTTCATACAATTCGCCGGTACCATTTAAAAATGGCACATAAACAAGATCACCTTCACGGGGTCTTGTCATTATTGTTTGTGGTACTCTCTGTGCAAAAGAACGTTTTGATAACATAACATTCACAGAATCTTTAATTTCTAAACCAAACTTAGAAAAGAATTCTTGCTGACCTTGGTAATCCAATGGGTCAGAAGAAAGATACATTTCTAATGGATATGCAGATTGAAACTTTTTAATAGGATCTTCACCGTATAATAAATCTCTTGCAATATCATTATCATTTGGCAAATAGAATGCCTCAAAGCCCATGATCTTGATAGATTCAACTATTAAATCTTCAATGACCCTTTGTTCTGCATTAGAATTGTAGTTGTTGAAATAAAGATTGGTTGGCATTTAATTCATAAACCATTCTAGTGGTGCACCATATTCGGATTGCATTTCTGTTTCTAGTTTTTCTATTTCACCAACGGCTTCTTCATAGATTTTATCGCCGTTCATTGTGACACCACCTGGCAATTGTAAGCCGGAGAATTTCTTGAGGTTATTTCCCCAAGTTCTTTTGATTAATGCCGTTGTGTACTCTTTCATCCAACGGTCATTCCATACTCTATTATAAACGGAAGGGTCAATATTGGCATAACACTCTGATACCACTACCATTCCTACTGGTGCCTGTGAAGTTCCCCAAGACCATTCGATAAAGAGTTTCTGCATATGTCTCTGGAAACGAATAGGAGTCTCTCCAGAGAACATCAACTCTAGAGATCTAAGGTGTTGCATGGTCAAAGTATAATTCACGTAGGACGCAGAGGTGAAGTCATACAACTCATTCAATCGGAGTTGGTATCTCAGGTCAAACATATTAAAAGTGGCAAGTGAATCGTAGATTGGAAATATTCTGGTAACACCAACGACATCCAAATGATTATTGGAACTGTCTTGAACTTGGCTCATATCCAAATATTTTTGTTGGACATCTCCAGAAGTTAATCTGCGGACATAGTAAATTTTTTGTAAACCATCAAAGTGATAATCTTGCCAGTATTGTAATGCATCATCAATACGATCTTCTATTTGATCGTCATCGACATTTATTTCAATTACTGGAAATCCTAATCTGCGTAAGCAATAGTCTTTGAAAGTTTTTCTATCAGTAACGGCAGGCATATTTTACTCCCTATTATTAGGGTATTTATGTTGTTGAAATTATAATGAATAACGAATAATAACAACACCTGAACCGCCTGGTTGAGAAACATTTGATGATCCACCGCCGCCACCACCGCCGGTGCTTTGTTGGCCAGCAATTGCTGTATTTGCAGCTATTCCACCTTTTCCACCTCCACCAGCTCCGCCTAGTCCAACGCTTCCAGCACCATTTGATTGTATTCCTCCACCGCCACCACCGCCACGGGTTATGCCATCTATCCAAGTTTTTCCATCTCCACCTTTTCCAGCACTAGCAGTAGGAAAATTCGCTGTGGCACTAGCTCCCGGTGCTGAAGCTCCGCCACCGCCAGCACCTGCAGCATAAACCGATTCACCAATTACTCTACCAGAACTTGCGTTTCCACCAGAATAACCTTCAACCGGTGAATAACCTCCTGAATTTCCAACTCCACCAGAACTAGTGCCACTATATCTTCTCATAGCACCACCGCCAGATCCTCCTCTTGAACCAGAATTTCCAGGCGATAGATCATGTGCGCCTTTGCCACCACCTGTTGCTGTAAATTCGACTAGTGATGGACTATAGTATGTTATAGATGAGTTTGATCCTGACTGATTGGCAGAACCACCAGCACCAACAACAATAGTGAGGTTATTACTTATATTTGCAAAATCAATTGTTGTTTCTCTATATCCTCCTGCTCCACCTCCACCTAGTCCACCTCCTGCACCTCCAGCAACCACTAAAACGTTTGCAGTTTTTGATATATTACTTGTGACTGTAAGTGTATTACTTGATGTGAAAGTGTGCGTTTTATAATTAATACCATCAATTGTTGTTAATGTTGTATTTCCACCAAAAGTTGGAGAAGCAATTAAATTGACATAGATATTTGATGTGTTACTTTTTGTTAGAGTATCTGTTTTTGCTGTAATTCTTATAGTTGAATAGAATGAAATGTCTGTAGTATTTCCTGATAGAGTATCTACCGAAAAATTTATACCATTAGGTAATGTTCCTGTTACAGTATATGTAATTGTATTTGATAAAACACCATAAGCATTTATTAAATAAGAAAAATTCGTATCAGATAAAACATCAAGAATATAATTATTTGTTGATGGAGTTACCCAATTTATTCTTTCTGTGTTATTTCTTATACTAAATTGTCTTGTAGAATAATATCCATTAACATCAGTAGCTTTTATTGTAAAGAAGTAAGTATTAGAAGTATTTTCATAAGGAAGTGTTCCTGAAATTAAACCACTGCTAACATTAAGTGTGACATTGTTTGGTAAATTACCAGAATCTAATGAATATACTATTGGAGTATCACCAAAAGTTTCAATGGTTGTTGATATAGTTTGTGTCTCATAAACAGGACTTGAAAATAATGCTCCTGCCGGTGTAATCCATGTTGGTCCTATCGTGCCACTTGCTTTGATGTACAGGGGGCCTGAACCTAATATTGATATTGGAACATTTGATTGCTGTGTTGTGGATGTTATTACGGTAATTTCATTTCTTAAATTTGCAAGACCGTGATAAAATTTTATGTCATTATTTAATGATGTTAATTTTAAAGACACAGAAGAAAAAGGTCTATTATCTTCAATTATATTTGAATTTAAACCTAAAAATACACATTGATTTGTGATTGCTGAAATGTTTGTTCCAGATGATTGTGTTGACTGTAACGCAGAAGTTGGTACTGTAAAGTTTCCTGTGTATACTGCCAATCCTTTACAAATTCTCAAGTTGGATATGTGACCATTATAATAAGCACTATCAGCTTGATTAAATCCAATTTGAAATTGTCCTGTAAAATCGTAAATACTTGATGAATCTGTAACTGTTCCAGAAGCAACACCATCACGATAAAAAGTAATTACTCCATTATTTCTAACAATAGCCCAATGTTGCCAAGCATTTTGAATATCAACTGTTCCTGTGCTAGAAAAAATTGCAGCACTAGCAAATCTAAATGACATTCTATCAGTACTTGCTGCGTTTCTAAAAACTTGCCATCCTTGATGTTGTGTACCAGAGGAAGCTGATCTTTGTCCTACTATGCCAGCGTTGGCTGCTTGAGAAGTCCATGCAGTAATTGATTTTAAATAAAATTCAATTGTAAAATTACCAGTTCCAAAATTAAAATCGTTACTGTTAGATGATGTTATTCTATCTGAATTTGCTGATTGAAACCAAACAGAGTAACCGTTATTATAAGGCGCATAAGGATAGGGATTAAATCTATCAATAGTTGAATACGTAGTTAATGTTTTTTTATTTTCAGCTGAAACATTTAAATAAGATTCTACAGGATCACCAGAAGCAGCATTAAAAGATACTAAAGTATTTGCAATATTGATATTTACATTTTTTATATTTAATGTAGGATCAAAAATATGAGCTTCGTTCCAACCATTTCCTCTTATATTGTCTGCTGTGGTTGATGTTTGATTTGCGCTTGCTTGTCCTCTTGTCATTAAATATATTCTACCGGTAGAATCAATTGCATATGATCTTGCATCAATATCTTGCGTTACTCTTGTTTGCCATCCATTTGCAACACTAAACTCCATTGAAGAAGTTCTACCTGTTTGCATAACTATAATTTTATCACCAGAACGAGATATTGGTGCCCAAGCTCTTGGCATTTCTATAGCTGTTGGCCAAGAATAATGACTGTGATATGTTAAAATAAAATCATTATTTGCAGAACCAATTGAATATGTTATCCAATTTCTTTGTAACTGTGAAGCATTCCATCTTTCTGTAGGAAATGCATGA